ATGGTTGACGCTATAGCCACCAGGTAAAACCCCAGTGTTTTTAATAGCGTTAATGTCATTATCAGCTGTACCAGATCTTTGCTGAGAGTTTAAGATTCTGTCAGCTACAAACACTAATTGTGGTGGAACCACAAGTTTGTCAGCTTGGACAGAAATAGTTAAACCTCTATCATCCGTGAAAGTTGAAATATCAATCAATGCGTCTTCTAATGAAGCCTCATTTAAGTCAGCCATAGTAGTAGCTCTGTTCGCAGCTGTTCCACCACCAGATAGTGGGTGAGCAGTGTTAATAAGTGATACTCCATCGCCTCCTGTGAAGCTAGATGAGAAAGCATTATTTAAAACATCAGCGCCTTTAACCTCTTTGGTGTTAGCCATAGATTTTGCTAATGCTTTAACGTATCTTTTACCTAAAGAATCGTAAAGGTTGTCTTCAACTGCTTCTTCTGTTAAAGCAAACGCTAACGCAATCGTATCATGCGTATAACGTGCACTGTAACTTTCAGATGCGTTGTCAAATTGAACCCCTTGTCCTTCAGACTTAAGTGGTGCGGAACCGAAACCAGTTACTAATACCTCTTCTTCAAATGCTCTATTTGAATCCTCAATCACGAAAATATCTTCATATTCTCTTTCATAGGAATCATAGGACATCCCAAAAAGTGCGTTTAGACCAGGCTCTAGCTCTTTCGCTAATTGTGCTCTTGAAATTGCCATTTTATGTTAGCCTCCTTATGCTAAACCAGCACCTTTCTGTCCCATTATGTGATTTTGTATCACACATAAAACATTGGTGTTGGATGATGAAACATCATCGTTATCGGGATCCTGGGAAATATCCAGTGCTTTCAGTGGTAATGTAGCTGTAGTAGCTCCAGTAGTCACGTCTAGCTCTAGGTTTGAAATCCCAGACGCTGTGCTTCCGACTGGTGAACCTTCAACAATCTCGAAATTACCAAACAGATCAGCCACTGGAAAAGCGGCATCTGCTTGTATTTCAAAGACTACGTTAGGATCATCAATCACACTAGCTACTATATCAGAAGCAGAAATGCTCCCTGGATAGTAGTTTTTAAAGACTTGTTCGCCAGATGTTGGATCAGTGTAAGAAACACCGTTAAATACTCCGACAATCGGAACAGTACCAGCTGCGGCGTGTCTTCCAATAACACCAGCAGTAAGCTGCGTTACCAAGTCTCCTTGGAATATTGGTGTTGTTGCTCCACTAGCAATTCTATATCTGGATTGTCCACCAGAATAGGGTGCTCCGCTCATCATGCGAACAGGTTTACATCCAAATGCGCTATCTTTATTAGCCATTTTTATATTCTCCTATTTTAATTACTTTTTTCCAAAAGTAACATTAGACTTTCTATCTGCATCATACTTAACGTACCTGCCATCTCTTTTGGATTCTGTAAACATATTATTGTCTAAAGCCTCTTTTTTAAGACGGGTTTGATCTTCGTAATAAGCATTACGTTCTTCTTTGGTTTCGGTAGGTATTTTTGCTAATAGCAAGCCTTCACTATAAACAAGACCAGCATGTCTTCCTTCGTCAGCTGTAGGGTAAGAAAATTCACTAGGGAGATCGGTTCCTCTTACGAGTTCCCATCCTTCTCTAATTCTTCTGCTTACGTTAGCTTTATCCTCTTGACCAAGCATGGATTCTCTTATCCAACGATATTCGTATCCTTCTGGTGGTGGAGGTGTTTCTAGTTTTCTTACTGGTCGCCATGGTTGTCTACGAGTATTTTTAGCGTGCTGCTCGGACTCACGAGAATTTCTGGTTTGTGTTATTTCTTTTTCAGTTGTCATTTTGCCTCCCTAGATGCAATGCGTTGTTTTTCTTTAGCAACGGATTTTAGCCAGGCATCTTCTGTCATGCCATGAGGCTTTAGTCCACGGAGTCTGTCAACTTCATTTTTTGAAAATTGCACACCGTTCTTTTTGCCTTGTGTTTTTTGCCGACTTCCTGGGGAAGTGGAGGCGACTCTTTGCACAGCGGGCCTGCCCTCACTTTGTTCAGCATTATCAGATCTTAAATCTGGATAAACTTTATAAACTCTATTATTCAACTCGTTATAATATTCATTAGAATCTGGCTCAAAACCTTCATTAACCAAATTTACATGTGTATATTGAGCATATTGTGTAGCTTCTGGTTCTTCACCAAACCAATTATTTTTTGACTTCCACTCTAAAGCCTCTTGAGTTGGTTGTACCTGGACTTGTTGTTCTTGTACAGGTTGTTGATAGTAATTTTGCTGTGACTGAGCATAACTCTGTTCGGATCTCTGTTTTGCAATTCTTACTTTTTCTTTTTGAATAGAAACTTCATTTTTTAAACTGTCAGCTTTTGACATAAGTTCAGCATCGCCTGCACTATGAGCTTTTTTATACAACTCATTAGCTTCACGTTCTTTTAAATTAATGGTTTCTTCTTCTTTTGCTAATAAACTATGTTGGGATTGCACTGCTTGGTTGTAATAAGCATGAACTTCTTGTTCTCTTTGCTGTAAAGCAGCCTCTAGTGCAGCTGCTTTTTCTTCAGCAGCTCTTTTTCTCTCATTTAGTTTGTTTATTCTTTTTGATACACCTTTAGTGTAATTTTCTAGTTCGTCGTCGCTTGAAGCCTCATTAGAAACTTCTTGTTCAGTAACTTCTACCTCAATATCCTCAACCTCTGGTTGAATTTGATTTTGTTCTTCTATCGTCATAAGCTCACTATATCATCTGGATTAAGTATGGTGGCAATCACTTCATCATCATTGATTATGCGAACCTCTGCACCGTCCTCAAGTTTAAATCTCGAACCAGAGTAGCGTCCGATTAAAACCCATTGCTTTTCTTCACACCAAGGTGAATCTCCGTATCTCTCTTTGTTGTTGTAAGCTAATGGTCCCTTTTTTACCACATAAGCTACAACTGTTGATAAAGCCTCACGATCTGTTGTTTGTTTTGTAAGAATAATTCCACCATCTGTTTTGGCTTTACCCGCATAAGGTAGTACCAACATTCTCCAGCCAGTTGGTTGCGGCATACGATCCAAAATTGATTGATCTAATTTTTCTGGATCCAATACTACAGTATCTGGTTCAACGTAAGCCTCTGCTACCTTTTTGGCTGCTACGTTATTTTCTTTAATATTCGTCATATATTTTTTCCCATATCACTTATTTCGTTTGCAATATAGTATAAAGCACTGAGCTCTCCTTGCAAATATTTATAATGTTCAATATCTTTGAGGCCACCAGACATTAAAGTTTCTTGTATCTGTTGTTCTCTTTGAGAAATAGATTTTTTGATACTGTCTATGACAGAGATTTCATCCATAATTTATTTTGTTTTTTTCTTTGTGGTTTTTTTAGCAGTAGTTTTTTTCTTTGCAGCTGGTTTTTTTACCGTTGTTTTTTTCTTAACCGTTGTTTTTTCTACAACTTTTTCATCTACAACTGGTGTTTCACCATTTATGATTGCCATTTTTTTTGCAATTCTAGCTAAATTTGATTGATGTTTAATTTCTTCTGCGTCTTGAATTGCTTTTGCGTCAATAGCTTCTTGCTCACGCAATTGTTTTTTTTCAGCTTTTAATTTTTTTTGTGCTTCTAATTTGTAAGATGTTGTCATAATATTCCTCGAATTTTATTTTCTAATTCAAATAACTTTAAATCAGCATTTTGTTTAAGTCTATCTAAAGCAACTCCAAGTTTATCATCTGCTATTTCTTTTTGCACATTTATCCTTTCTTGTTGCAATTGTCCTTCCATCATTTTTTCTTGCTGTCTTTGACCTTGTTTGGCTACAAACTGCTCAGATTCCATATTAAGTTCTTTATCTTTAAGATCTAATTCACGTTTTCTAATGTCAACTAATGGATCTTCACTAGATCCCATACCAATAGATTGTAAGAACTCATTTGCAAGTTGTGCCATTATTGTTGAGCTATATTGCTCAGTAACCATTTGCATTTGTTGTTGTATTTGCGCGGCTTCTTGTGGCGATACTTGTTGTATTTGACTTTGTATTTCTTGCATTTTTTGTTGAACTTCTGGTGGCATTTGTTCTTGTGCCATCTGCATGGCCATAAATTGTAAATGCTGCATACAGTGTGAAATTATTAAAGCCTGGACTTGTGGACTTTGCTTTACGATGTCAGTTAAAAATAAACTTTTATGTGCATCTAAATGAGCTTGATGGTTTTGTTCTGGAAAAGCCTGGGCAGGTTGGCCCATTAATAAACCAGCATTTTCTAAACCTGCGTCCTGTGGTTTCGGTGTATTATCTGGCGGTGGTTGTAACAAAGCATCAACATTGTCTACACCAAGAGCTGCATACATTCTTCTGTAAGCCTCATAAATTCCTAAAGGACCATGTATTTCTGGATTTGATTGAACCATTTGTAAAAGTTCTTGAGCTAAAGTAACTCTTTGGCTTTGTGAAAAAATATTAGGATCCGAGATTGGTACTATGTCAACTCTATCGTCAAAATCTTGTTGTTTTATTTCACCTGGTCCCGAACCTACTTGGTAGTTATAAACAGGAGGTAAATACTCACTAAATACTTTTGCTAATAAACCAAATTCAATTTTTTGTGCGTAATGTAGTCTTTTGTGAATAGCACTCATAACTTTGGTGCCACGTTCTAACAAAGCTACAGTCGTACCTACTGGCATAGCTTGATTCATGTCGCCGACATTCATGTCCGCTATAGCAGCAAAACGCTTACCAGAGTCAACTAAAATACCAAGAAGCTGCATTAGAACATTACTTGGCTCTTTTATTGGTAGCGGTATTAAATTTTCTCTTAGAGATCCACCTGTGGTGTCAATATCTCTAAATTCACCTGGTTGTAATGGCTCGTCCTCGTCTCGAATCCTCATGCCTCTTGCCTTAAAACCAGCAGGTAAATTAGCTAGCGTTCCAGCATCAATAAGCTGTCTTAAAATAGATGTAGAGGCTTTTGAAAGTCCTCCGATCATGTGTGACAAACCTAACCCATAAAAACCAAGTCCAGGTAAAAACTTATACTGTACAAAATAATTAATTTTATTTTTAAATGGATCTGTTTCTACATAGTTTCTTCTTATAGATAAAACTTGTTCTGAGTCTTCTTCAATAGTTACTATGTAAGGTAATTTAAGGCCAGTTGAAACACCATCTTGGCCAATATCCTCAAAGCCTTCTATGTCTAAAACAGTGTGTACTTCGTAAACAGTTCTATTTCTATTTTCTTTATAAGAGGGTGATATTCCTTGTATTTCATCAATTGCTTCGTCTATATCGCTCATATCTTCTGATATGCCGCCAGATCCTATATCGACATTTGCATAAAAACCAGATACTTGCTGTTTTTTAATTTCATTCGCAGACATAGTTATAGAATGTGTAATTCTTTCGGCTGAACTCATGTCAGCTGCTTCATAAGGAACAATAAGATCTTCTGGAGCTATAAATTTAGATACAGCTCTATTTAAAACTAAATCAAAATAGACTTTCTTAAAACAAGATCCAGCTAGTGGAAGGTAAAAAAGCATTTGATCAAGTTCTGGATCATACTCATCCATTTTATTCATTATGTAATAATTCATAAACTCTTGGACACGTTCAGCTTGATTTTCAGTCTCAATAGTACGAGCGCCAATGATTTCTGTTTTTACTGGTCCTTTTGCTGGCAACATTTCTTTATATGCTTGTGCCTGGAACTGAGTTACAGCTTCTGCCAAAATTGGGTGCACCACACCAGAGGATCCCTCAAAAGGCTGTGATCTTGTTTCATCAAACTTCATACCTAAGTATTTGAGTCCATCTGTGTATGTTTTTTCCCATTCAGATCTTGATTGTTTATCGCCTCTAATTGAGCTAAGTAAATCGCTTGCTATTTTTTCAAGTGTGATTTCATCTATAAAGTCTACTAAATTAGCATCAAAACTCATTTGTGGTGCCAACTCTTGTTGTATTTCTTGGTCTAAAAGTATTTCTTCATCATCAACCAAAATTTGTGCTGCTGCTGCAATTTGTTCGTCTCTTGTAGTATCTGGTACGATTTCTACAGAAGATCCCTGGACTTTTATATCTGGATCTTCATTTGTTCCTAATTTATCTATAGCCATAATTAATGTAACACCCTGTTTCGTGAATCTGGTTTCAGCTCCACTTCTGTTCCTATAATAGCCTCTAATTCGCCATCAATCAAAAGGCCGTGGTATTCTGCTATGATTTTAGCTTGTGTAAAATCTTTTGCATGTATTAGTGGTCCAGAATATTCAAC